GATCTCCTGGTTCATATTGTCGATCAGCGGGTAGATCGCTGGAGCACAAACGAATGGATCGATGTGATGTTCCAGCTTGCAGAGGAATACACTGTCGATGAGTTCGTGGTGGAGGGCGGGGTTATTTGGAAGGCGGTCGAGGAGATCATTTTCAGGGAGATGAGGGAACGCAACCTTTATCTTCCGATCCGCGTTATCAACCCTGTCAAGGACAAAGCTGTCCGCGCCCGCCCATTTCAGAAGAGGCTTCGCGGTCAGGGTCTCCGTTTCAACAAGAAGGCTGAGTGGTATGAGAACTATGAGGATGAGTGCCTCAGTTTCGTCCCTGGTTCCGAAGCCCGCCTGGACGACCAGTTCGATTCTACCGCTATCCTGGTGAAGGGTTTCGACAATCAGGCATCTCCCGAGGAAGAGGATTTCTTTTCTGACGAAGAGGTAGAGTTCTACACCCACGATCCGCGCATCTTCATGAACCGTTGCCAGACAACCGGATACTAATATGCTTGAGCTGGAAACCTCCCTAAGTACCTCCGATCTTGTCGAGTCGGTCAACATCGCCGAACTTCTGATGGAAGGGGAAAGGCGGCAGATTGCCCTTCTCGTCCAGTCCGACTTTGATGCTGATGTGACGGGGCGGGAAGACTGGGAGAGGAAGATGAAGGGGGCTCTGGAGCTAGCCCTCCAGGTCACAGAGCCTAAGTCCTTCCCCTGGCAAGGGGCAGCCAATGTTAAGTTTCCGATCATTACGATTGCTGCCCTCCAGTTTCACTCCCGCGCTTACCCCGCTATGGTACCGGGGCCAGACCTCGTGCGCTGCCGTACCTTCGGCCCAGATCCGACGGGGGAGAAGGAGGCTCGGGCTACGCGCGTAGCAAACCACATGAGCTACCAGATTCTGGAGGAAGATGAGAGTTGGGAGGAGGATCATGATCGCGTCCTCCTGACAGTTCCCATCATCGGCTGTGCCTTCAAGAAGATCTACTTCAACCAGGAACTCGGCCACAACGTCAGTGAGTATGTTCCGGCCAAGGATATCTATATCCCCTATTTCGCAAAGAGTGTGGAGGCCGCTTCCCGCTGGACTCACGTAGTTGAGACCTCAAAGAATGAACTGATCTCTTATCAGCGCAGAGGGTTTTTCTGCGAACAGGAACCCCTCAGCGCTCCGGTCGATCCGCTTAAGCCCTCCATCGGCCAGCCGGTCGAACGGATGCTGGGAACAGAGATTTCCCCCCGTCAGGAGGATTTGCCTTACGAACTCCTGGAGCAGCATCGCTACCTCGATCTGGATGGGGACGGATACGAAGAGCCTTACATCGTTACTATGATTCGAGGTAGCGGTCAGCTCTGCCGCATCGTCGCGCGCTACACCAGCCAGGATGTGAAGAGAAACTCGGCGGGGGAAATCTACTCTATCACCTGCCAGCAGAACCTTCAAAAGTACTCTTGCATCCCCAGTCCGGATGGCGGTATTTATGACCTGGGGTTTGGGATTCTCCTCCAGCCTCTGAATGATTCGATCAACACGATCATCAATCAGCTTCTCGATGCAGGAACTCTGGCGAACACTGCGGGGGGTTTTCTTGGGCGCGGGGCGAAGATCAGATCGGGGGATACAGCCTTCTCCCCCTTCGAGTGGAAACGGGTTGATAGCCTGGGGGACGACCTTAGAAAGAGCATCATTCCCCTTGATGTGCGGGAACCTTCTGCAGTCCTTTTCCAGCTTCTCGGCCTTCTTATTGACTACTCCGAGAGGGTAGCGGGGTCGATGGAATCCCAGGTCGGCATATCTCCAGGCCAGAATACCCCCGCTGAAACCACTCGGACTGTTGTGGCGGAAGGGCAGAAGGTTTTTATCGGAATCTTCAAACGCCTCTACAGGGCAATGAAGGGAGAGTTTCGGAAGCTGTACAATCTCAATCAGGTCTATCTTCAGGAAGGCACGACCGTCTATTATGATGCCTCGGGAGAGCGGCAGAAAATCCTCAGCCTCGATTACCTCCCTGACGCCAAGACTGTCTGCCCAATGGCCGATCCCAACATGGTTACGGATATGCAGCGGATCCAGCAGGCCCAATTCCTTAAGCAATCCGCCATGACGACCGCGGGCTATGACCTCCAGGCCGTCGAGCGGCGTTTCCTAGAAGCCTTGAAGATCTCCGACATTCGCACAGTCTATCCTGGACCCGATAAAGTCCCGCCACTTCCGAACGCCAAACTGGAAATCGAGAAGATGAAGGTCCAGGAGCGCTCCCAGGCCCAGCGGATGGAAATGCAAATGGCTGCCCTCCAGCTCCTCGGGGAAGCCGAACTCAACCAGGCCAGGGTGCAAGAGCTTCGCGCCAAGGCTGTTCTCCATCTGTCCCAAGCAGATGGGGTGAAATCAGGGCACGAAATTGCCCTGCTCGAAGCTCAAATCGGAGCCGCGAAGGCCCATCAGGAAAGCTTGCTGAAATCAGCACAGCTCATTTTAGACAGTCTTCACAAATCAGAAGGAAGAGTAAATGATGCAAGGCAGAGCAGGGGAACTCCCCGCCCCGACGGCGGAGGAAATCCAGGAATGGCTGAACCACCCAGTAACCAAGTACTTCAAGGACTTCTTGGGGGACAAGGCGAGGGAGATGCAGGCGGCCTGGGCTGATGGAGTCTATACGGATCCCACGCAGAGTACAGTGGCAAGTTACGTTTGCCGTTTGCTGCAGGACATGTCCGAGATGACTCTGGATTTCTTTAACTAAAGGAAGAGGTATGAACACTTCAGGTATCCAACCGGCTGGCCACGTTATCCTGGTCAAGCCGAAGGTTGTGGAAGAGACAACGAAGAGCGGCATTGTGCTGGCGACGGCGACGCAGCGGTCGAGGGAACACATGGGCCAGACCGAGGCAACGGTCATCGCCCTAGGCCCTACCGCCTACTCCGATCAGGCCCAGCCATGGTGTGCTGTAGGGGATCAGGTTATCTTCGCCCGTTACGCTGGTACGGAGCGCGTTGGGGTGGATGGGGAAGTCTACAGGCTCATCAACGATCTGGATGTGAAGGCAATCTATACAGGAGGGGACAATGTCTGATCTTGAAACCCCTAACATGCCTGACGCCCCAGATCCTGCAGAAGCTGAAGCCCGGCTGATCGGCTGGCGGCCGCGCGAGGAATACACAGGCCCGGAAGAGCGTTGGAAGACGGCAGAAGAATTTCTGGAAGAAGGCAAGCGCATCAACGGCTTTCTTCGGAAGGACTTGGACAAGCTTCGCAGTGAGCTGGCTCGGCGGGATGCCTCCCTTGCAGAGATGAAACAGGCCATCCAGGAATTCTCTGCTCATCACGAGAAAACAGTCAAGGCCGAATACGATCGCGCCGTGAGAGACCTTCGGGCAGCTCGCAAACAGGCTCTTCGGGAAAACGACGGGGAGACTGTGGTGCAGCTTGAGGAGCAGCTGGAAGCCCTTGGCCCACCACCTACGCCGAGACGTCCCACGCAGCCTGCCCCCAATCTCGCCCAGGACCCTGTGTGGGTAGACTGGCTTGGGGAAAACGACTGGTTTCAGAAGGACCCCAAACGGAGGGGGCTGGCGAATGGGTACAGCGAAATCCTTCGCGCTGAGCAGCCTGAGCTGGTCGGTCGGCCTTTTCTGGATGAAGTCACTCGGCGGGTGCAGGCTGATTTTCCTGAACTCTTCGGTCAGGCTCGGTCTCGCCCGCAGCAGGTTCTCACTGGTGGTCGAGGCTCGGCAGCTCCGTCTGGCCGCAAGTCCTACGCCGACCTCCCTGCTGAAGCCAGGGAAGCTTGCGACAAGTTCGTTCGCCTGGGGCTTGTGAAGTCCAAAGAAGATTACGTAAAAGACTATTTCGGAGTAGCATGATGGAAACAGTTAGACCAACGGTCCAAAAGCCGACTGAGCAAGTTCGCAATGAAGCAGAGCGGGTCCGTCGCCCGGAGCGCATTCCCTTTGGGGTGCCGCAGTCCCGGTTGAGTGTCCCCCTGCAAATCCCTGGATACCATCTTCACTTCATCAATGACTCGCCAGGTCGCTTGCAGCAAGCCCAACTCGGCGGCTATACCTTTGTAGCTCCTTCCGAAATCGGCTTGTCTGGCGCCGAGACCCAGTACAAAGTTCTGGCCGGGCGCAATGAAGATGGATCGGCCATGTACGCCTATTTGATGAAAATCGAGCTGGAGTTTTACGAGGAAGACCAGAGATTTCACCAGAAAACAGTAGACCAGTTCGACGAAGCCATCCGGCGCGGCAAGATAGAAGAACGTGGCAACGAAAATCGCTACGGCAAAATGAACTCTCAAACTTTTTAAAGGAGCCACTAAATGGCAAATGCAAATACTCCGATCGGGCTGAAGCCCGTCAGGACCAATACCGCCGCAGGCTGGGATGGCTCGGCGAACTTGTACTACATCCCCTCGACTGATACGAATGCCTATCGTATCGGGGACGCGGTTGTTTCTGTGGCTGGTGGGGATACTCTTACAGGTGCTCCGGCGGTTACTCTGGCCGGCACTCGCAATGCTGCGATGACTACAGGAAGTCTGCGTGGAGCTATCATTGGTATCGGTACTGCTGCAGGCACCGCCGGCATGGCCGTTCCCCTGGCCGCTGACCCCAATGCCCTCGGCATCGTCAGTATTCCCGCAACGAAGACGCAAAACTACTTCGTGTGGGTTACGGACGATCCGGGACAAGTGTACGAGATCCAAGCCGATTCGATCGCCAGCACAGCTTTCAACAAGAACTGTCCGCTGTTCGTGGCCAATGATCCTTCGGTGCCGACGTTCAACTCCGCCTCGTATGCTCAGGGTTCTCAGGCTGATACCACGCAGGCCCTGCCGCTCAAGATCCTCGGCGCGCCGTTCCGCCCGGATAATGATCTGACCTCGCCGGGCACATACGCTCGCATCTTCGTCATGATCAACCAGCATGAGCTGGCCGGCAACACGGCTGGTGTCTAACCCACTAACAACCTACTCAAGGAGATTCAAAAATGGCTGGTCCAATCATGACTTCCAATCATCCCAGGTTTCTGTGGCCTGGGGTGAAGGGAATTTGGGGTCGTACTTACGACGATCATCAGACGGAGTACACTGATCTGTTTGACATCGAAACCTCGGACAAGGCGTATGAGGAGTTCGTCCAGATCACGGGCTTCGGTCTTGCGCCGGTGAAGGCCCAGGGCGCGGATGCTGTCTACGACTCTGAAGTTCAGGGTCCGATTTCCCGCTTTGTTCACCTGGCTTATGCTCTGGGCTACATCGTCACGCACGAAGAGATTCAGGACAACTTGTATCTGGAAGTCAGCAAGACTCGTGCCTCCAGCAATGCTCGTGCCTTCCGGCAGACCAAGGAGCGGGTGGCAGCGAATATCTACAATCGGGCCTTCAGCTCGTCGGCGGCCTATTATGGTGCTGACGGTGTGGCCCTGTGTTCGACGGCCCACCCCAATACCAGTGGTGGTACGTACCAGAACAAGCCGACGATCGATGCCGACCTCAGTGAAGCTTCCCTGGAAGACCTCCTCATCCTGATGATGCAAGCTACCGATGATCGTGGTCTGCTCATCAACCTGATGCCGAAAAGTCTGCACATCGCGCCGCAGAACTGGTTCAACGCCAATCGCATTTTGCACTCGGTTTATCAGGCGGGCAACGCGAACAATGACATCAACGTTCTGCGGGCAACTGGCGCCTTCCCCGGCGGTATCAAGCTCAACCATTACTTCACCGCACCGCAAGCCTGGTTCGTTCGTTCCAATATCGAGCGAGGCAAGGGCATGGTCTTCCTGCAGCGTGAGCCCATTTCGTTCGACCAGGACAAGGACTTCGACACCAAGAACGCCAAGTCACTGGGCTACGAGCGGTACAGCTGCGGCTTCGTCGATCCGCGGGCAGTCTATGGGGTTAATGGTCCGTAAGGGGTAATTGTGTGTCCGTATATCCTTACCGTTATACGGCCATGCAACCCCATGCAATCAGCAAAACTTTACGTGGCCTACCAGTCACGTTACCTGTAACGTAAAGGAGCAGCACAATGGGAACTCCCACCCGCTTTAAGAATGGCGTTACCAACGCCGCCGTCAATTCCATCTTTGGAAACCTGCCCATCCCCGATGTTACCATCAACGGGCTGACGGAATACTTCAACGACTTTCACACCTACGCCGCAGGAGATTGGACGGTGACAGCCTCGGGCTCTGGCTCGTCCGCCATCTCCGCAGGTTTGGGCGGTCGTCTCGCACTGACCTGGGGCACATCTGGCACTCAAGGCAATACTCTGACTTCTGGAGGGTTTAGCTTTAATGCGGCTTCGACCTCTGCCAATGGTAGCCAGTTTTGGTTCTCCTCAGGTATCATCAATCCCGCCAATGCCTCTGCCCCCAACTTTCTTGTCGGTGCGATCAAGGGCAATCCTACTTCCATTTCTGATGGCGTGTACTTTACAAAGGCTGCCGCTGGATTGCCTTGGCGAATCAACATCAAGGCGGCTGCAGCCTCGACCACAACTGTTACCCTCCCGACTTCAACTAACGCAGCGAATAACTCGGTGCAGGAACTCGGCTACTACTATGATGGCAGGGCGAATCCAACCCTGTTCATCTATGTGAACGATGTGATGGTAGGAACTTTCGGAGCGAACGGCAGCCTTGGCACTCTGGCCAACCTCCCTGCTTCGACCATCCTTCTCAACCCCTCCGCCGCCATCGGGACAGCTGCTGGGCCTCTCCTGGTCGACTACCTGTTCTGTGCTTGTGAAATCCCGGGCCGCCTGTAATCTCCAGAGGCTTCGGCCTCTTTTCCGAAAGGTACTATTATGGATAAAATGATTCACAGCGAGGGGCGAGCGGAGCAGCGCGGGCGGGCGGAGGACGGCAAGCCAGGGCTTCGGGAGAAGTGGAAAGTCTGGCCAGGGGCAGAGCTGCCTGGGGTGAAGAAGAAGCGGGCTGAACCTGTTCAGAAGGAGCTGAAACCATGACCGAAGTCCATGTGTGTAATGGCTTTGGGTATCGTATGCCAGTATCAGGAACAGCTCTTACTACCAGTGCTCCTGCAACGGGTAATGCGATCTTTAAAGCCTCTCCCGGTTCTACCTTCCAGCTAATCGCGGCTGCTGCCGCCACTGCAATCATTGAAGTGACGAACGAGGATGCTACGGCGGCGGGGACGAATTCCAACTGGATCACTATGGGCACCATTACCCTGGCTGGGGCAGGTACTGACGGCTTCATGACTCAGGCCTGTTGGAAATGGGTTCGTGCCAGGATCACAGCGGCGTCTGCAGCAACTTCCGTTTTGATGGGGTCTTAATATGACCATTTCTCTTGTAGATAAAGTTGCAGGGACAACCCCAGCTGGCGGCGGTGGTGCTGTCTCCAGTGTCAATTCCCGAACCGGAGATGTTGTTTTGACTGCGGCGGATGTTGGGGCTACCTTGCTAACAGGCTCTAATACCGGAGACGAGACGACTACTTCCATTGGCACGTTGATTTCTGGAGCAACAGAAAA